GTTTTACACTAAAAAAAATAAGGCTGTAATGTGTCCGAATTGTGGCAAATTATTGACGTATGCCGATAAAGATGACCCCAATTTACATAAATTGGCTTGCAAGCATTGCCGTAAGTGGATTTGGTATTATCCGAATGATGATGATAAAAATGAAGCCAAAGAAATCCCGGATACACGCTCGTCAAGCGGAGTTAGACTTTACTAGGAGTATTAAATATGTTAAATGATGTATATTTCCACGAACTCGTAAGAGGTTGTTATGGACGCAAAATTGCATATACCAATGTTGAAAAAATAACAGCAGATAACATTGTTAAAGTCGTTGGAGATTGCATTGGTGTGTTTAACTATAACAAGCCTATTATCCGGTATTTGTGGCACTATTATAAAGGCGACCAGCCGGTATTATACAGAATAAAAATGCAAAATGAAGACGTAAACAATAAAGTTTGCGAAAATCACGCATATGAACTGGTCCAATTTAAGGTTGGACAAACATATGGTGAACCGATACAGTACGTTAGCCGAAAAGACGATGAAAAAGTCAATAAAGCGGTTGATACGCTGAACGATTATATGTCTGACGCTAACAAGCAGGAAAAAGATATTA